ACAACCACATACACGGCGTATGCGACATCCAATGTTGTTTTGGCTACATTGGGTTACACTTACACATCGGAAGGGTTTAACGATGGATTTTCAAAAGTGGTTTACACGGACAAAACACAAGTTACCATCACCGCAGAAACAACCACGGCTTATTTGTGGTACGATGCAACTGTGGTTACTTCAATCACTTGTGGGAGTGCAACCATCACGCCAAACGCGGTGAGTGGGTTAAGTGCAAACGCCATCCAAGGTATTGAGATTGTACAATTGTTGGCAGCGGGTGGAGTATCGGCATCAACCAACATAACTTTTGTCAAGGCGGGTGATGATGTTGTTATACCATTGAATTTTGTGTGTGAGAATAAGTACGGGCAACAAGATGTGTTATTCCTAAACAAATACGGGGTGTATGATTCATTCTTGTTTAATGGCGTTCACCGAACCACGAACCAAATCAGCGGTGAAAAGTATTCACAACCGATTTATAAACAAACCGACCTTGCACAATCATGGACATACGGCGTTCCAATTACCACACCTTATTTGGTTAATAGTACCCAGGTGATGACAGTAAACACGGATTGGATCACGCAAAACGATGTTGATGTGGTTGAGCAAATTTTTTATTCGGTGAATGTATTGGTGAACGGCCCACAAGTTTTGTCGGCAAGGATTATTGATACCACATTTGAAAAGAAAACCCGCATAAACGAAAAGTTGATTTTGTACACCATTCAAATGGAATACAACCAACCAAAAATTAATAAGATAGTACGATAATGGCAATTAGATTTTCATTATCCATCCAAGATAGTAACACCGATACCATCGGGCCAATAATGTTGGCGTACAACCAACGCACGGCATCGGGATTTATTGAAGGCCAAGAATGTTGCATTGAAAAGTTGGAAGCGTTGGGCGGTACATTCAGTTACCAAGTACCCGTGGATTTATTCCAAGATGAATCCGTACCCCTTACAAGGCAATTAAAGGACTTGATGAACCTTGCCACCATTTGGACAGATTACACCCAAGATTTCCAAATACCCGCATCGGACACTAACAACCAAATCTTTGCCAATTGGTTTGATGAAAACATGGTCATCGTGGGTTGGAATCCCAACATTGGTAAAAACGCAACCATATTCATCAACGGATTACCCGTATTTGAAGGTCGTGTTGAATTGATTGGTTGTAAATTCAAGGATGGGTTGCCACAATTGTACAACATCATTTTTTACGGCACGACCAAAAAATTGTTGGATGCGTGGGGCGAAACATTGATGAACGAAGTTGATTGGAGTGAATACGAACACACGGCCAATTACACAAACATATTGAGTTCATGGGATCAAAATTTATTGGGTGGTGATATTTTATGGCCGATTGCAGATTACAACCAACAATGGAGATATTCCACATTGACGGGAGTAAACGGAAACATCTTAAAACCAAGGGGTGTTGAGGTGGATGATTTACGCCCCGCGATTCGCCTTCGTGAAATGTTGGTTACTGCATTCAATAGCAATGATATTGGATACACATTGACGGGTTCATTCCTTACAAGGCCCGAAATGGATGATTTGTATGTGTTGCCAATGCAAACGGCGGGGCCATTGTACGATCCCGAATACACATTGCCAGGAACTTGCCATGCTTCCAATTCACCACAAACATTTACGGCAACATCGGGAGTATTGACATACGCCCAATTGATATTCCCAACCATCGTTTCAAACCCATCGGGGAACTACAACAATACAACGGGGGATTACACTTGTAACCGAGGGGGTTATTATCAGTTTTCATTGGATGTGTTGAGTATTATTGCCCCAGGTGTTGCGTTGCAAAGTTTGGAAATCGCCTTTTTCCTAAACGGGCGTAAAGAATTTGCACCAAGTCAATTGATATTTACAACAACATCGGCAGCGGTGGGGGCAAGTTTCAACCAAAGATTAAATTCGGGGGATGTGGTTTCGGTGCGTTATCGTGCAACGGGTGGTTGGTCAACAATTGCCATCACTTTTAAGTGTTACAAAGCCCCACAAGGTATTAACGGAACGAGCATCCGCATGGAAGATGCCATGCCACAAAAACCCATCAAAGATTTCATCAATGGGGTGTTGCAAGGTTTCAACTGCATATTAGTTCCAACGGGTGAAAAGACAATTGAAATCCACAATTTGGCGGATTGGTTGGCGTTGGGAACAACAAAGAATTGGACATCGTATGTGGATATTAAGGACATTCAGCACGACAAATTACCAATACCACGCCATGTGAGTATGAGCCACCAAGAATCAACATGCTTGGCCAATGCGTACTACAAACAAATTAACAAACGGGAATACGGATCAATTAAGTTCATGCCGTTAATTGATTACCCAACGGAGGAATTTAACATTGAAACACCATTCCATGTGATTGCACCCCAGGCGATGAACCAAGTCAATTTGAATGGGCAAATAGTTCGTAAAACGGAATTGAACATCCCCGTGTTTTTGGATACCGACTTCAAACCCGTGCAACAAGATTACACCTTGTTTTACTATGGAGGTAAACAATCGGTTTCCGATGTGTGGTATTTCAACAACAACATTCAAATCGTGATGCCGTTGATGACACCTTATTCGGACTATCCAACAATATCAAATAGTTATTCAAATGCGTTCGGATTGGAACTTTCTTTGCGTGGCGATGCACCCACAAAAACGATGTATGATTTGTATTGGACAGAATACCTCACCCGTATGTATTCAACGCAATCAAGGGTGGTTAAAATGACTGCGGTGTTACCCGTGGGTGAGTGGTTGAATCTTGAATTGAACGACACCATCGCCATTTCATCAAATTACTACAAAATCCAATCCATCCAATACGATATGTTGACGGAAATTGCGAACCTGGAATTGGTAACATACCCAGATGTGGAAATCATGAGGTTTACCACCACGGGGCAACGGCCCGATTTTACAAACCCATTGCCAACACCAAGTGGGGAAACATATTTGAAGGATTATTCGGTTGCGAAAGGTATCATGAATTCGTACAAGTTCAACGGCCAAGATTATTTGGACACCAACCAAGATGAGGACTACAACCAAAATAGTGTGTCGACATTGGTTCATCAAGTTGAGAACTTGCAATCCATCGTGCAGTTTAACCAAATCACGATGTACAACAACAACCCCGCAACCCGCTCAACGGATTCAACCTTGTGGGATACCATCCCCATGGAACAAAAAGAATCAATCGGGTATGTGCAAAATATCACGGCCACATTAAACCCATCCAAATATGTATGCACCGATGGTGGCCAATACAAGTTCACGGGCATGGCTTCGTTTGGTCAAAGTGGAAACAAATCAATTGAATATGCAATCCAAATCAATGGCATCAACACCACGGCTTATGCGGCCACGGATTCAAATTTCCATAGTATTCAAATTGACACTATTTTGGATTTGGCACCCACGGATGAAGTAACATTTGTTTGGAAAATGTACACGGGTGGTTCGCACACCATCACCATTTTGAAATCCAACTTTTTAATACTGAAAAAATGATATCATTAATCATAAAATTAGCACAATCCCAAGAATGGTACGGGGTATCCGATGCGGTGGAAATCGCAAAGGGCAAAAACCAATATGCACAAACTTGGAAGCAAGTATTTACACAATATAAAAGAACATACAAATCATGGCGGATGAAATAAATTTTAAGATAAACGCGGACACCAAAAAGGCCGAAAAGAACATTGATGGCCTGGAAAAAAGTTTAGGTGGTTTGGGTGGGCTTTTTGCCCGTGCGGGTAAAGGTGCAAAATCATTTGGACAAACATTGTCCGCAATGGGGAATGCCGTTAAAACGGGATTGGGATTTGGTATCTTGTTGGGGGTATTGGATACCTTCAAATCGGTATTGAGTGAAAACCAAGCCGTGGTGGATTTGCTTAACCAAGCCATGGTTGTAATGCAAGGTGTGGTGAATGGGGTTGTTGAGGTATTGAAACCATTGTTTGGATGGTTTGCTAAGGCATTCAAAGAACCAAAAGTATGGTGGGATGATTTGGTTGCATCGTTTGAACGCGGTGCAAAGTTCATCAAAGAAAACATGATTGATGGGGTGTTCAATAAGTTCACACAATGGGCGAACACGGCCAAACTTGCCATCCTTGAATTGCGTAAAAACTGGAATGAATTTACGGGGGATACCGAAGAAGCCAAAAAGATTGGGGATGAAATAGATAAACTGCAAAAACAAAATGTCAAGTTAGCACAGGAAAACGCCAAGAAGATGGAAAACATCAAAGGCGTTGTGAATGATGTTGTGGAGTTCACAAAACAATCGTTCAATACAATCGCCAAGGCAACCAAAAAGGCATTTGATAACAAAGATGTATTGGCCAATGCGGAAGCCAACATTCAAAGATTGCAAACCTTGTATCAAGGTATTGTTGAAAAGTACGATTTGATGGCCGAGAAACAACGGCAATTGCGTGATGATGAAAACACAACCATTGCGGATCGTTTGGCAGCGAATAAAGAATTGCAAAGGGTATTGGCCGAAGGTGAGGAAAAAGAAAAAGAAAACATCAAAGCCCGAATGGGTATTATCCAAATGCAACAAAATTTGTTGGGTGCAAATAAAGACCGAGCAAATGAATTGTTGGCATTGCAACAAGAATTAACGGGAGTAACGGCAAAGTATGCGGGGTTGATGTCGGAAACCCTTACCAACGAAGTATCATTGGGCAAGGAAGCATTGGACATTCAAAAGTCAATCAACGAATCAAAGTTATCCCAAATTGAAATCACCAACGAAGCGTTATTGGCTGAAAAGGAAGCGGCGATTGAACGGGCTGATTTGTTGACCAATGAGTTCGATAAATTCAAAGCGGTTAAGGAAGCGGAACAAGCATTGAGGGATGAAGAAATCCGACAATTGAACGAATTGAACGAAAAACGCCAAGCCGATTTTGACACCCAGTTATCACAATTGACAAAAGGCACCGCAGCGTATCAAGATGTGTTAAACCAAAAGTTGGAAGCACAAGCGCAGTTTGATGCGGATATGAAAGTCAAAACAACCGAACAAGCGACATTTGAAGCGAAGTCGGCAAAGGAATTGACCGCATTAAAAATCAGTCAACAAGAAGCATTGGCAAGTGCAGTTACGGGGGCATTAACATCCATAGCAACCGCAGTTGGTGAGGAAACCGCAGCGGGTAAATCATTGGCCATTGCATCGGCAATCATTGACACCTACATGGGGGCAACCAAGGCATTGGCATTGGGTGCGGGAACACCCGTTGGTTATATCAACGCAGCGGCGATTATCGCAGCGGGATTTGCCAATGTTCGGAAGATGGCATCAACACCAATCCCAGGTAGTTCGGATTCAGCACCACAACCAAGCATGGGGCCAAGTGTTTCAATTGTGGGTGGTTCGGCGGATCCATCGGCACAACTTGCAAAGAGTTTGGCAAGTCAACAACAAAAACCAATCAAGGCGTACACAGTTGCAACGGACATGAGTACCCAACAAGCCCTTGACCGCCGTATCCAACAAAATGCAACATTCCCTGGATAAATCGTTATATAGAATATGAAAACATCATTTGAAAAATTCATGGCATCAAGTGCCGTTAACCCAATTGAGTTGGGTGAACATAAAGTTGAATTGGCATTAATTGACGATATTAGAAATTCAATCAAAACTGCATTTGCATTATATGATGTTCAAAGCCCATTGATTTCAGCACAAATGCAAGTGAAAAAAGCCAAGAATGAATACACAGTTGCATTGGCAAAAGCAGAAGATGGTTTGAAAAAAGCCAAAGAACTTGGAAGCGAAATGATGATGCAACCATTTCAAAAATCTATCGTTGAAATCAAAGGTGGTATTTCATTGTGCGATAAGTTGATTTTGGCTATTGACAAAGCGATTAGTGCCGTTTAATCATGAGAATCGTTGAACTTATATTGGATGAACAACAAATGGCAAGTGGCATTGATGCGATAAGCATCGTGGAAGCCCCCGCCATTGAATCCAATTTTGTTGCGTTAAAATCCCATGAAGTAAAGTTTGCCAAGGTAGATGCAGAAAAACGCATCTTAATGGGTCCAATCCTTATTCCAGACAAACCCATATACCGCAAACAAGTGGTGGATGGTGAAATGGATGAATTTTACATTTACTTTTCCAAACAAACAGTTGCCAAGGCATCACAAATGTTCTTAATGAAGGGCAACCAAAACAACGCAACCATTGAACACCAATTGGCAGTTAAGGGTGTGTGTATGGTTGAATCTTGGTTGAAAGAGGACATGGAAAAGGACAAATCTGCAATCTATGGTATGAACGACCCAATCGGAACTTGGATGGGTTGTTTGAAAGTTACCAATGACGATGTGTGGAACGATGTCAAGGATGGCAAATTCAAAGGGTTCAGTATCGAAGGTTACTTTGCCGACAAAATGAAAATGAGCAAAACCCCAAGCGTATTGGAAGAAGTAAAGGAATTGCTCAATGAGTACAAAAAATCTAACACTAACAAATAATAAAGTTTTATGAGTATGAACGCAGAAACAATTTTGGATCGCATTATGGTAAAACTCGGCATGGCCGAAGAACCAAAGGCGGTTGAATTGGCACAAGTAAAAACCGAAGATGGCCAAGCCATTTTTGAAGCCGATACCTTCGCAGTTGGTGAAGCGGTTTTTATTGTAACCGAGGATGGAAAAATCGCCGCACCCGCTGGTGAATTCGCATTGGAAGATGGTAACATCATCGAAGTTGATGAAAACGGAACAATCGTTGAAATCGCTAAGAAAGAAGCCGAAGTAACCGAGGAAGAAATCACCGAAGAAGTGGTTGCCGAGGATATGCCAATGAAGGAAGAAATCAAAGAGGAAATGATGAAGCCAAAACGCACAGTAAAAAGCAAAACCGAAATGGAAGAATCTTATTTCAGTAAGCAAATCAGCGAATTGGAAGCCAAATTTGAAGCCCGTTTGTCAGCATTGGAAGCCGAAAAGGTTGCATTGTCAGCACAAAACGAAGAACTATTGGAAAAATTGGCCACCGAACCCGCCCCACACACACCATTCAATCCCGAAGCCAACACCAAAGAATCTAATTTGATTTTCAAATTGGGTGCAAAGCGTGAAGAAACTTTGAAGGATCGTGTATTTAATCAACTATTCAACTAACCACAAAAAATGAAAAATAATCTTATCAAAACCCATTTGAGTGGCCCAACAGTATCGCCAAACACCTACGCGGGTTTATTTGGTAACAAATACATTGCGGCTGCTCTGTTGTCAGGCGAAACCTTGGCAAAAGAACTTATCACATTGCACCCCAATGTGGCTTTCAAAGAAGTTATCCGTAACTACCAAGATTCAATCAGCATCGCCGATGCAACTTGTGATTTCACAGATTCAAGTTCAGTAACATTGGGCGAATATGTGTTGACCACCATCGAAAAGCAAGTGAACTTGCAGTTGTGTAAAAACCAATTGCGTACAACTTGGGAATCAGCACAAGCGGGTTTCAGCGCATTTGAGAAACTTCCCGCAACTTTTGAAGAATTCATGTTGGCTCAAACCGCTGCCGAGGTAGCACAAGCAAACGAATTGGGTATTTGGAAATCTAACCTTTGGTATGATTCCGCCATCGTTGCTGGTCAAGATGGTATGGTAGGTTACTTGATTGATAACTCTGCAATTGTACGCCCATTCTCTGGTGCAACAAGTGGATCGAATGTTGTTGCTCGTTTGCAAGAGGCATTGGATTACTCACCCGCTGCATTGTATGGCAAAGAAGGTTACCAATACTATGTTGGCCCCGCCACAATGAAAGCATACCAAGCCGCGTTGTCTGCTGGTAACTACAACTTCCAATTCTATGTTGGTGAAAAGCCAATGAACTTCCAAGGTATCCCCGTTACAATGTGTCCTGGTCTTAACGACTACGATTGCGTATTGGGTATGAAGAGCGATTTGCACTTTGGAACTGGTTTGTTGAGCGACTACAACGAAGTGAAGGTTATCGACATGAGCGATATCGATGGTTCACAGAATGTGCGTGTAATCATGCGTTTCACTGGTGGTATCATCGCTACCAACCCAACTCAACAAGTTGTAATTAATGTAACCTAATAATATAGGAACAATATAAACACGGGGTGGGCGTAAACACCCGCCCCTTTTTTTTAACAACAAAATAGAAAAAATATGCCAACTTGTGGAACATTAGCCAATAGATACGAACCATGTAAGCAGTTTGTCGGTGGTTTGAAGGGTGCTTTCTTTATCCCTTTTGAATTCGCCAACAGAGTGACTAAAAGCGGTACGGGATTGGTAACATTGATTGATAACGGAACAACCACAACCCCAATTACTGCAAATTTTTGGGAATTGAAAGGTTTGTCAACCATCGAAACAACTGTAATCGCTTCACGCGATAACGGAACAACTGCCTACGAAACTTTGTTTACTTTGTCATTCAAACCAAGCGGTAAAACTCCCGTAACGGGCGATGCCGATATGGACACTTTGAAAACTTTGGCACAAGGTAGATGGCAAATCATCGTGTGGGATAGAAACGACCAATTTTGGTTGATTGGTGAAACCTTGGGTTGTGATGCCAATGGCGGAACATCTTCATGGGGTGTACAAATGGGTGATGCCCGTTTGAATACTTTGACTTTGATGTCAAGTGAACCAAACCCACCTGCCCCCGTTGATGCCGATAATTACGCAGAATTGACACCTGCGATTATCACTGTTGCGGCTTAATTTAGATTGGATTTATAGTTATGGAAGCCCTCACCGATTGGTGGGGGTTTTTCATTTGTAACAAAAACGATTAATGGCGTTTTGTAGGTATGCACATCAACGGAACATCCACCAACATAACATTCACACCATTCGTGGATTTTGAGGGTGTAGCGACTGCAAAAATTGAGGTGTGGCACAAACCCACCAAAACAATGGTACAAGTTACCACGGCGTGTGTAAAGTCGTATTCATTCATCACCATGGCGTTGCCTACATTGACATCAATCAATGCGGTGGCAAAGAACACCGATGAATTGTTGTTTAGGGTTTACAACGGCAATGTGTTGATGTGGGAGGTATTGGGATATTGGATTACGGGAACAACAAACATTTACAACACTTGGAAGCAGTTTACAACAACCGCCCCAGGTACACCTAATTGGAAAACATTATGAGTTTAGAATTTATACAACTTCAATCATACACCGCACCATCCATCATTGAGCAAAAGAACAAAGATTGGGTGCAATACGGCGATGATAACAACTATTATCAGTATTTGATTGATTTGTACCATTCATCACCAACCAACAACGCGTGTATCAAAGGCACAGTTGACCAAATTTTCGGTAAGGGGTTGGAAGTAACAAAGGCATCACGGGATTTGGCTGGATACATTGAATTCAAAAAGATGTTTTCCAACGATTGCATCCGTGCCATTGCCATGGATTTGAAAATGTTGGGCCAAGCATCGTTCCAATTGGTGAAGTCAAAGGATCGCAAAAAGTATGTACAAGCCAAACACTTTCCACAACAAACCCTTCGCCCCGCAAAGTGCAACGAAAAGGGTGAAATTGAAAAGTATTATTATTGCCCCGATTGGGCGAATTTGAAGCGTGGCCATACGCCAATTGAGTTTAGGGCATTTGGTTACGACCAAAACGCAAACGAATGTATCCTTACAATCAAACCATATTCAACGGGTTCTTTTTACTTCGCACCCGTGGATTACCAAGGAGGTACGCAATATGCCAACTTGGAAGCGGAGATTTCCAATTTCCACATCAACAACATCATGAATGGTTTGGCACCTTCAATGTTGATAAACTTCAACAATGGGCAACCACCCGCAGAGGTAAAAGATACAGTTGAAGCCCAAATCAAACAAAAGTTTGGTGGTTCATCCAATGCAGGTCGGTTTATTATTTCATGGAACGATGGTCAAGATTCCAAAGCGGATATCACACCCGTTCAATTGAGTGATGCCCACAACCAATATCAATTTTTGAGTGGTGAAGCCATGCAAAAAATCATGGTATCGCACCGCGTTGTTTCACCAATGTTGTTAGGAATTAAAGACAATAGTGGATTCGGTAACAATGCCGAGGAAATGAAAACCGCATCAATCTTGTTTGATAATGTTGTGGTACGACCATTCCAACGATTGATTATTGATGCAGTAACCCAGGTATTGAACTTCAATGGGTACAATTTGAATCTTTATTTCAAAACCTTACAACCCCTTGAATTCACCGATTTGAGTGGCAACATCATTGATGATGAAACCCGTGAAGAAGAAACGGGCGTATCATTGTCATCCGAAAAAAAAAAGATTGAATTGGTAAAACCCAATGCGGGTGAATCCAAAGATGATTTTTTGGGGCGTTGCATTCCGATTGTAGTTCGTGAGGGCAAAGACACCGACCAAGCCACGGCCATTTGTTATTCGTATTTTGAAGGAAAGGATATGACCATCGAGGATGAAAATTCTTGGTTGGAACATTTGAAAGGCAAGGGCGAAACAATTAACACGGATGAGTGGGAACTCATTGATGTTCGTGAAGTTACGGATGCCGATGAAGAATTAAAATTTAACCTTGCTTATGAAAACCCCAATAAAAAAAGTGATGACGATAAAGGGGTGTACAAAATCCGATACCGTTATGGTCCTGATTTCGTATCCAACAAATCAAGGGAGTTTTGCTCTACAATGGTTCAAGAAGCCAAAAGCGGAGTGATATTCCGTAGGGAAGATATCATCCAAATGGGTGATGCGGGTGTGAACGGACAATTCGCCCCAAGCGGTCAAAGTTCCTATTCAATTTGGAAGTACAAAGGCGGTGTAAATTGCCACCACAGATGGGAACGATTGACATTTAGACGAAAACAAGTCAAAGGAAAGTTTTTGCCAAAACAACCTGGTGAAACGGGTGATAATAGAAATTTGGAAAACTACAACGAGGTTTCAAACAAATCAGCGGATAAGGCGGGGGTGCCATTTTCACCAAGCGGGTGGGATACTGCCAAAACAAGGCCGATTGATATGCCAAACAAAGGATCATTAAAGAACAAATAAGATGTACGCAAACGATGATATTCTATTAATCGACAAAGAGTTGATTTTTAAGTATACCCAATTGGGTGGTAATGTGGATGTGGATAAAATTTATCCATTCGTTAAAATCGCCCAAGATATTCAAGTTCAAGAATTGTTGGGAACAAAATTGTATCGCTACATTTTAACCCAGGTGGAAGCGGGTACATTGACGGGCAATTATCAAACCTTGGTTTCGCATTATGTACAACCGATGTTGATTCATTATGCCATGGCCGATTTGTTGTTGTTCCATGGTTATGAGGTAACCAATGCGGGTATATTGCGTAACTCACCCGAAAACACCACCTTACCAGATAAAAGCGAATTGGATTCATTGGTTCAACGCCAAAGAAACATCGCGGAAACTTATCGCCGTAGGGTTGTGGATTATTTGAGTTACTACCCACAATTGTTTTCACAGTATACCGAAAACCAAGAAGCGGGGGAATACCCAAACACCAACCCATCAAACTATGTTTCATGGAATTTGTAAAAAAGACATACAAGCCAAAGGATGAAAAGGTCAAGAAATTGACCAAATACTTCACGGAATTGAAAATCGTGAAACCCGCCAATTGTGATTTGTTTTCCAAAGGTGGTAAATTATTAACACTTTTATTCATTTTGACGGGATGTTCGGCGGAGTATCATTTGAAACAAGCCATCAAAAAGAACCCCGCAATGGCACAAATAAGTGTGTATGGCATTGATACGGTGTTTGTACGCGATTCCGTGACCATTACAGACACTTTCACCACAAAAACGATTGATACCCTCACAATTGAAAAAGATGGCGTTAAAACGATTGTATACCGCAATCACGATGTGATAAGAATTAAGACAGTTGTAAAGGCCGACACCATCCGATTCACCAAGACAATCACATTACCACCACAAATCCAATACAAAGAACGAATCAGTTTGCCCCAAATGGTGGGTGTTGGTTTGGCATTGATATTGGCATTGTTATTTTTGATACTTTTAATTACAAGAAAATGAGCAATTGGAACAACCCAAACAACCCGAACAACACCCAGAACGGGTGGAAAACACCATCACGGAGTTCACCACAAGGCGGTGGAACAAGGGCGTGTTTATGCAAAGACAAAAACACATATTCAAAAAAGTGTTGTGATGGCACATTGTGGGCGCAAGGCGTGGGCAATGTATCGCGTAACCCCTAACAATTAACCTTAAAATCGTTTTATCAATATGAGCATTTCAGGATCAGCATTCACCGCGGGTTACACGGGTTCAAAAGCCGTTGCCAATACATCAGCCAACACGGGAAGATTCCGTGGATTCTTTGTCAATTCAAATGCCGTTGTATCGGCTTGTTTGGACAAGGATGGCAATTCATTGATGACCATTATGGGATTGACGGGTGTAACATTATTGCCAGGCCCATTCCATTGTGTGGCCGATGGTAATTACATTTCATCAATCACCTTGACATCGGGTTCAATCGTTCTTTACAACGAATAAATGTTTGTTGGATTAGCGATTGGGGTAACACCATTCACCCAAGCGGGTGGGGCGGTATTGGCGTTAGAATATACCAATAGAGTAACTGCGGATGGTGGTTATTACGAAGGTGTGGACTGCATGATTTTCAAATTGGATAATTTAGATTCACAAGAATGAGTACACTTTTAGAACAAGCGAGTCTGGTAGTTATTCCCAGCGGCTACAAAGAGGACACCGTTTACAGCGTAGTTCCCACCGACGGCAGCGGCGATTTGTCATTCACCCGTGCATCCAACGGAACGCGCATCAATAGCGCGGGATTGGTTGAGGTTTGCCCGTGGAATTACAAAACAGATAGTGAAAATTTAACAGTTGGTTCAGGATTGCAAGGTTCTGACATAACTACAATAACTGCAAACACAACTGAAACAACAGACCCTTTCGGCACAAATAAAGCGGAAAAGTTTGACGGAAGTTCTGGGCAACTTGCTGACACTTATAACGCTATCCCCGAAAATTCGGTTATAACATCTTCAATTTATGCAAAAGCGGGAAGCGTTAGCACATTCATTTTGCGTTTATCTGCATCTTTTGGAACAAATGCGCAAGCCACATTTAATTTGTCAAGCGGAACAATTACCGCAACAAGTGGCGATGTTTATTTGAATTCAACAATTACACCTATTGGGAATGGGTGGTATAGATGTTCAATAACCTACAATTTTATTTCCGTACCTACAAATAGAATACTATTAAACGCAAACGGAAGTTTGTATTTTTTTGGATGGCAACTAAACATCGGAAGCACCGCCAAACCCTATTTCCCCACTACCGACCGATTAAATGTTCCACGCCTAACATACCAAAATGGCGGGGGCGGGTGTCCGAGTTTGTTGTTGGAGAAGCAGTCAACAAATTCGTTTACTTATTCGGAGCAGTTTGACAATGCGGCTTGGGTGAAAATAGCCGCAACATCAGTAACGGCAAATTCGGCAATAAGTCCAGATGGAACGCAGAATGCAGACACATTAAATTCCACAACATCCACAGAGGCAATTTTCCAAGTTTCGGCAAGTGGTACAATTACTTTTAGCGTATATGCAAAAGCGGGAACTACAACCTCATTACAATTGGCAAGCACAATAAGTTTTAACGGGCGTGGCGCGGATTTTAATTTGTCGAATGGAACTTGTAGCGCGGTGTATCAAATTGGTTCGGGAGATGCGGACATAAACGGAGGTACAAGTTCAATCGTAAATGTTGGGAATGGTTGGTATAGGTGTATTATTAGTGGACTTGTATTGACTGCATCAAGAGCGTTAACGATTGCAAACAATAGCGGAAATGCGAGTTACATTTGGGGCGCACAATGCGAGGTTTCAAGTTACCCCACATCCTACATCCCAACAACCTCA